TTAGTTTTCTTCACTCTCCTTGTCATTGGAAGGATCCACTCCCTTAAATTGATTTATTTTATTTTTGTGCCTTAATGGGTTATCTTTCTTTGCTAGGTTAATCATACCATCTAACAATGAACTTAATGAAGGCAAACCATTATCGTGATGGGAAACTTCAATATCAAATATTCTCTGAATATTTTCAAGTTGTATTGTTTTATTTCTGCCAGATTGAAGTTTTCCACTCACACCAAGTCCATCATAATATTGTGATTCATGAAGTGTTTCAAAAAACTTCTTCACATGTTTTATGGTTCCCCTTTGAATTTTATTTTCAAAAGACATTTTTAATCGGGTAACATCTTCTACTCCATTCTCTTTTGCTATACTATACATATAAAAGAAGTCAGCCGCTTCGTTATTATTTTTTTTAGAGGTGTCTACATCCTTATAAACAAATGCATCTTTTACAGTTGCAAAGTCCTCGATTTCATCAAAAAAAGACTTAGAAGGTAGACTAATTACTTTCAAAAAACCTCTTCTGTATATTTTTCTGTGTTTAAATTTTTTATTAAAAGTATTATGATATTTTTCAATCTGTTTTCTATGATATGAAAAGAATTTTTGTATAAAACCCTTTCTAGCAACGTTCTCAGTATCTTTTTCCACTAATAGTAATCCAGTATTTTTATGTATGACAAAGTTCACTTCATTTAAGACCCCTTGTTCTTTTCCCTTCTCCCCCATTTCAATTTGATGTCTAACATCTATTATTTTTTGTTCTTTTCCAAACCTAGCTGTAGTAAAGACTCCCTCCAAAAATTCTTGATCATTACTGTCTTGTAAATTTGTTAGATTTATCATCTTATTATCATGCAATAATTTTCTTTCGCTCAAAGGAACTTCGTTAATTATCCTATTAAGGAAAAACTCTAAAGTTTCATTGTCGTAACGGTCGATATCCATGCTACCACCCATAAATTTTGGCGTGGTGAGCTCATAACCGTAGATCATTACTGGTTTGTTATTCATAAAGGCCTCCTGAAAAAGCCCCTCCTAAACATTACTATATTATGATATAATATAGTTACACATTATTAGACGTATGGAGGAACCGACTCTATATGTCTTTTTTTGAATTGAAAATGTACAATATACAATGATTAAAGTTCAAAGTATAACTTTAGAATAAGGAAGAGCGGATTATTACTCTCCTAAAATGTATGTCTTATTCTAACATATATCATGCTAAAGTTGGAGTTTGATGTAAAATTTAGTAGATCTTGCGAAGAATATACTCACTCTACATATTAATAGTGGTAAAATGAAATAGGGGAAGAGAAGGATTAAAGGTGATATAGCAGGCCGTCCAGATGGGCGGTCTGTTTTTTAATAAAAAAACATTTACACGTATTATAATACGTGTTATAATATAATTAACAAAGAAGGGAGGGGGGAGCCAATGTGAAAAATTATTCTTCAAAAGAAATCTTAAAAATACTTGAGGAAGATGGTTGGTACATAACAAATATTAAAGGTAGTCACCATCAGCTTAAGCACCATACGAAGCCCGGAAAAGTGACGCTACCACACCCCAAGAAACAGTTACCAACCGGAACAGTGAAAAGCATCTTCAAACAGGCGGGGCTCTAAGCCTCGCCCTCTAAGGAGGTTTTATATAGATGAGTTATCCTGATCGCTACACATTTCTTGCGTTTTTTGAATATGAGGATAATCAAGTGGGTGTACGTTTCCCAGATTTATCTGGTTGTATTACCGTCGCTGATCAAGAAGCAGAAGCTGTTGATATGGCCAAAGAAGCTTTAGCACTGCACTTGTATGGCATGGAACAGGATGGAGATGATATTCCAAGCCCTAGTTCTCCGAAGGATACTGCGCCAGAGGATAATGAATATGCCGTTTATATAGATGTCTGGATGCCGCCATTTAGAAGTGATATGCAGCAGCGGTCTATTAAAAAAACTCTAACCCTTCCTGCTTGGTTGGATGATATTGCAAAAGAGCATAAAATTAATTACTCACAATTACTTCAAGATGCGTTGAAAGAGCATATCGGGGTTCATAAGCCTCTTATTTCATCCAAAGGCCAAGAGGATTCCATTTCTTCTTACAAATCGAAATTGTAACTATATGTATGGAGCAGGGAAAGCCCCTGCTCTTTTTTACGTACAGCCTTCACACTCATAATAATTGTCGCTTTCTTCGATGATGCGGTCGAGCGTGATGTCCTGCACATCCTCCGGCTCCGTAAATTCAATGTCTGCAATTGCTTCACAAATGCCGGCGTCTGCTTCGTCCTGAGTGGCAGCCGGAACGCCATACCTGCTCGTCTCACCAGTAGATAAGATGCGATAGGAATAGACGTACCTATTCATTCGAATGCCCCCGTCCGTTTCAGAACAGTTGCCGTTTCTACTCGAGTGATAGGATCATTTGGGCGCTCACCGTTAAATACTCCTTCTTCCTGAGCCTTTTCCCAAGCTGGCTGATGGACTGGTGCCACATCGGTCCCAGGTGCAGCAGTTTGAATCAACGCCACAAGAGCAATGGCGTTTGACTCCGTCATTTCACCGTTTTTGTATTCGTCTGCAGTAGACTGTTCGATGATGCCTCTATCAGACGCGTTCTTGAGATAATCGCCAAACGTACCGTTCAAAACTCCTGTGGGTTTCATGATCTCATCTCCTTTATCAGTTTCGGATTTCACGTCTTTGTAAGGTATATCAAAGTATTCACAGAGAATCTTGGCATGCGTCTCTGCTACACGCTGCCGGTACGACTCCTTATCACTGCCGAATATACCTTGAAAATCGCCGTTATCGTCCATAAAACCATTTTCCGTCAGCACAGCGGTCATGTTGGTTTCCCTTGTGACATGCATGTTGGTCCAACTCCCGCGCTCGCCAGCGTGTGTGCCGTTCCCGTGCGTTTCAAACCCTGCTTCCTTCATACGTTTGGCGAACAACTCTGCAAGCTTTTTGCCCTCGTCTGAGGTGCCCCAGTAAAATGCACATACACCGGATGCGCCACCAGCATTGGCATGATCGGACCAGTACAAATCCACGCCGCGCCTATTAGCAGCATCAGTTCGAGTAGTCAAGTCAACTTCTTTTGAATTCGGTGGTTGCGGCAACCACACAGAAAAGCCATGCCGTTCCAAGATAGGTTGGAGCCGCATGGCAATATCCGAGTTAAATTCGTGTTCTTCGTATACTTTTCCATTCCTCTTTACGCCTTTTCCGCCTGTGCGCTGAAAGGTATCGGATCCGTGCCCGATATCAAGAGCGATCATTGGCATTTTTTGATTCCTCCTATAAAAAGATTTTCAAATATGCTGCCGTCATGCCGAGGATACCTACTATCCATCCGCCCCATAGTCGTATGCCATCCCATGTCTTCGATCGTCCCTGCGCTTGCTGTTGGATACCGTTCACTTGTCTCTTCACTTTTTCAATATCTTCTCGGGTTTTATTGACCTTTTCATGCAGCCCATTGTATTTCCGGATGTCAGAACGAGTCCGTTCCAACTCCACGCGAAGAGAGTTATTATCCTGTCTAATGGTATTTATAGCCTTATCAAACTTTTCATACAGGTCTTTGTTGCTGTACCACTCATTGCTTTTCTTCTGTTCATCACTCATCCTGAGCCCCCTTCTCTATTTCTCGGGATTACTGCTTCTTCGACTCGAGATATTCCTGCGCCCACTTGGCTTCTTTCGTGAAGTTGTTGTTTTTCCACCAAGCAATGACAGCAGTCACAGCTGAGAAAATGAACGATACGAACAACTCAAGATTCTGCTCATCAATAGGAAGTGGAGACTGTCCAAAAATAGCCAAACCTTGGTTAATGAAAGCCACCACCATAATAATTGTCCGTGTCACTGTGCCGGCATCGAGTCCTTTGAAAAATTGAATCATGAAAATCACTCCTTTTTAATATTAAAAAGGAGCCTCCAATTTTGGAGACTCCTTGCAACCTTTATTTATTGCACCAAGTGTCTTTTGTGGTGCTGTTTTATTCTAATGATTTTTTTATAATTCTTTTTTTAATAACTTGCGACAAGCCATCAAGATCGGGGAATACAGCAAAATCATTAATCCCATTCATGTGTAAATATGCATAAACGTCGTGACGTAATTCTGAAGGGACTTCGATTTTCTGTAATATGGTGTCACTATATTCTGTTTTTTGATCCAATTCCTCCTTAAGATCATAGTAGGTATTTCCTTGAAGAGTAAACTGTCCTTGTTGAGCAATCAACCGACTTGAGTTATATATAGGGGCAATAGCTCTTGAATTTTTCACTTTATCAGCGAATACATCATACTCTTTTTCGGTGGAAGGTATACTTACATTTTTGGTCCCTATGAGTATCTCATTTAGTTTTTCAGGAGCAAGCATCCATATATGAAGAGTACTATCGCTATTTTCCCAGTTTAATCTTGCGAAATATAGTGCAACTGCAAAAGAAGAAGTCCAATCTAATAATCTAGTAGGAACACCATGATGTTGCATGATATATAACAATTCCCACTTATTTTGAGTTTGATGTAAACTATATCCTTTTGTCATAAACTCATAAATAGAATTACTCTCATATTTTTTTATTTGATCAATATCTGCGTCTGTTCTGAATATTGAAGAGGTAAGCTTATATTCTTTAAGTTCTCCATCTAAACCAAAGTTGCTGTGACCTCTAAACCATACCTGATTGTTCCTCATCATAAATTGCTTAATTTGACTAAGAATTGCTTTAAAGTTGTTTTCAAATAATGGCATCATGTAAATTAAACCTCTACCTATAGATATTTTTTATCTTATTCTCAACGGTTGCTCAATTGCCCTCTCAACAGTCCACCCGCGCATTAATCGCTTTTTTAATTGATGGTAAGTCATATCGTTATCACGGGCGAATTCAGAAACGGTTTTAGTTTCACCATTGTAAGTGATTTCTTCTTTCTCATTTTCAAATCTAAAGGCTTCATCAATAGTCATTCCGCTTTGAACTCTAGCCCTTATGATGCTGTAATCATAACCGTACTTTTCACAAATATCAGGAAGAGTTAAAGTCTCGCCTTTATATTCATAGAGATTGTTATTGCGCCTGTTATTGTTTTGTTTTTTCCTGTTAATCCACCGGCAGTTTTCCTTGATATAATTCCCGTTTACATCAATTCGATCTAAAGTTAAATCGCTTCTATATCCGTCTTTCATGTCTTCCCAGAAGCCTTCAAACGTTTCCCATTTTGGGCAATAAGTTATTCCTCGGCCGCCATAACGCGGGTAATCAGGATTCATTTCATTATTGCAGCGCTTTTTCATATTACTCCACACTCTATATGGGCGACTGCCTGTCATGCCGTGGGATTGGGTTAAGCACCCACAACTTTTATTGTTTCCATTTCTTAAATCTTTTCCTGCAAACTCCCGGTGATTACCACATCTACAAAGACATTTATACAAAGGTCCTCTATTGGATGTTTTGGTAAACTCTATAACCTTCAATTTACCGAAAACTTCTCCTTTTGCTACCTCAATTCGTCTCACGCATTCATACCTCCCAGGGATACAATAATAAAAAGAGTAGGGGCGTTCCTGGGAAACGCGCTTGTGGTTGATCAGACCGCCTACTCTCTTATCTATTTTACCATAACCTAGCATATACTCAAACAATAGTTCCCTTATTTACTCATTACGAGCGACAGAAGCATTGGCCCACATCACGGCCGTTTCTAAATTAGTCATGGCCAAGGACTTCTCACGCGATCCTGGACACTCCTGATCAATTAGATAGGCCAGCTCTCCACGGGAATCGCGACGGGAAATTGACACGATCATCCTCGTCATTTCCGGACGAGCAAACAACCGTAATGTCCAAGTCATCTAAAAAACTGTAGCTGTGCTCGGCAAGTGGCCGGCCTGCGCTGCGTGATACGTAAATGATGTCGATGTCATCCGCGTGATCGCGTATCCACTGCCGCCCTTCGTCGTTGGACTGGACGAGAACGACGCGCACGTCAGGCGCCATCTCATGAACGCACTGCGCTACGTTTGTGCCGTGCCCGACTTCTTCTCCAGGATCAAGAAATGGCGACTCTGCGTAAACCATGTGAGCGTGCGGTGCGCTCTTGTCGTCGATGCACACGACTGTCACGTCTTTGCCAGTGTAGCCTGCTGCGTGCCATGTGTCCGCGTTGACCTTTCGGCGCTCGGCGTCATTTTCTTTGAGCATTTTATCCTCCTCATAAGAAAAAGCACCCCGTAGGATGCTTTGTTAATTATTCAAAATCATAAAATGTACATTTCCACTCATGAAGCATATACATATCAACGGTTTGCTTCAGATAATGGTTGTCTTCAGTATTCAGAGAAAGAGGTTCTAGGAAAACCATGCAATCATCTCTTTCATAATCAATAAATACACTTGCCACCTCTACCTCTTCATCTCTTTCAAAAGCAGTTGAGAATACAAAATCTCCTTTGTGGGGTATAACTTCTGATGTAAATGTTTTAGTAACATTTCTTGATTTATGAGCAATGTCCTTTAAAATTATCCATCTACTTAATGTGACTTCCATTACATTCCCTCCCTTTATCTCACTTATTTCGACAAAATAGGAGGGAAATCCTTCTACATAAAAAATACACCCTTTTGGGTATTGCATCTAATGCGCATAAGCCACGCTACGAACTTTCTAATTCAGCCACTCTTTTTTCTAAATTACTGTGCTTGCTCTCCAAATTATCCTTCTCCACTTTTAACTCTTGCACAGCTCCCTTTATCTCACTTATTTCGACAAAATAGGAGGGAAATCCTTCTACATAAAAAATACACCCTTTTGGGTATTGCATCTAATGCGCATAAGCCACGCTACGAACTTTCTAATTCAGCCACTCTTTTTTCTAAATTACTGTGCTTGCTCTCCAAATTATCCTTCTCCACTTTTAACTCTTGCACAGCTTTAATTAAGTTGCCAATAAACTCCGAGTAACGTAGTCCGTAATTGTACTCTCCTGTTTCTTTCTCAATAAGTGGTCTATCTTCTTCTGTTTCATCATCACTTGGTTCCCAATTTTCATCAGGAACCAACTCTGTAATTGGCGTTTTAATAAATCCAGCATGGTCTATACCTAACTGTTCAAGCAAACTTTCTACGTCTTGAGAAATTAAACCATGATGAGGTCTTGTTCCCGGAATGATATTCCCATTTTCATCACGATTACCACTATCTTCTAGCTTATATTCAATTGGGGTTAATTTATCAATAAACGATAGACCGATAGATTCTTTTATATCTTTCTTTTCTTTCTTGTCTGACGTATTGATAGCTCCTGTACCGGCATAAATTTCATTCCAACGGTAAGACGACGAACCTAAAGTTTGTGCGTTATCTTCCCCCGGTCTTAATTCACCGCTATCTTTAATTCTAAGGTGTTCTTCTGTGGTATCACCCTCATTTTCATCTATTTTCGTATAAAAAGCTAAATCACCTTGACTACGATTGCCTGTTGCTTCATGAACGATTTTTGCTCCTAAATTTCCTTGGGTATTAATTGCAGTTGATACAGCAAATCCGATTCCTACTTTTCTTCCGGATGCCGACTGAATATCATTTCCAAAAAGTGCAGTTAAATCAGCCTGTCCAGATTGGACATTCTCATTTGAAATTAAGAAGTCTACAGGAGCTTCTGATAACTTATTCTTATTAAAGCTAACATTGCTCTCGCCTTGTTTTTCCATTTTCCCATTCCAATGACCACGATCCGTACTTGTAACGTGACGAGCATCATCGGAATTATGCGTATTAAATTTCTGCAGCACTTCGTTGATAGCAGCTATAATTGTCGAGTTATCACTGGTGTTTAAGTTCGTGTTTTGCCCGATTCGATTGATGAGATTATCAAGATCACTTTGTGGCACGACTCTTGCCCAATCCGACCAAGTGTCGATAGATTTGAAACGATACCAAAAACCAGTCCCGTTGAAATTATACGGAATGGCAATTTGACTACATTGATCCCCTTCATCGAAGTACGTTTGAATATAGTAGAGGTCATCCGTTGGTGCGTTGGCATGATCTGTAACTATCAGCGAAGTTTCTGTTGTATTAGGGTCTATTTGCTCGGATCGCGGGAGAGCCGCTCTATTTTGAGCATAGTCTTTGGCGTTTTGGGCGTAATCTTTAGATTTTTGCAGGACCTCGTTTGTTGAGGAAACAAGACTGGTATTATCTGCGGTATTCAGGTCATTAAGGTCTCCTGTAATACTGTTAACATACTTACGTGAAGCGATTGTAACTGCAGGATCTATTTTTAGTGTCACTGCTTCAGCGTTGGAGACTTCAATGATCATTCGAACATATAAATCTTTAGCACTCCCATTATCTAAACTAGGCTTGTACGTTTCTGGATATTTTCCGATTGCGATCAAATCACCGTTACTGTCAAAAATGCCCACTTCACGTAACATAAAAGCGTCCGTTTCAGACGGAACTATGGTTTCAATGGTGATCCAATTAGGGTTGTCTTCATCGATGTCAATGGAACTTATATTCCCTCTCCACGTTTCATTTACCAATTCTGATTGATCACTTGTAGGGTTATAATAATTACCATTACCATCGCCTGCAGCCAATTCAACAAGATCGACCTTTTCCCCGGTGACTTGTGAATTGGCAATCTTTGCTTGGCCGACATCAGTTAAAATAGTATAAAATTCAGCCATTCCGTCTCTCCCTTCCTATCCCTTGGGATAAATTGTAGTGGTTTCTGTGGAACGCGATCCTGATCCGAGCCGAGCTACAGCATGTCCTTGCACTTCAGTTTGCTGCCAAGGGTAAACTGTTATTTCTTCTCCGAAATAAGAAAGACTAGCCAAATGCACCTTAGCATTGGATACCAAGTAAAAATTAATGACATCCACCCAGGAACGGTTATTCTTAAATGCGGTGATAAGATTCTCCAAAAGCGTTATATTATTTTCAGACAACCCTTTATTTTTGACTTGAATATCAATTCGAAAGAAATAGGGGTCCCCGCCATAATTGAACCATTCTGTTACTTTTCCATCCATATTGAGCAGTTCCAGGACTCTCTCTAAAGCTGCCGGTGTCCCTTTGATGTTGTGTATATATTCGGAGTTTTCAATGAGGTTGATCTTCTCTTCCCGCGTCTCAGCTAATCCAGAACCTTCGCTAAAAGTTACATGTGACTGCCATAGAAGATGATCAAGTACTTCGTCGGGCTGATCCTGAATATTTACATAAAGCTTTAAAGGATTTGTCTTCTCAACAGTATCTTTAAATGTCTGATTAATTACTTTAGATGCTGCTTTGATATCCGGATCATTTTTTAAATTAGGTGGCAGTAGATCAATCACGTTTGAATTTTGTAATTCAGTCATCTTCCATTCCTCCGTAATTGACACTTACGTTTGCGTCATTAGCCACATTGATATCTGGAACCACTGTAAAGGATGGTGCTATAATTTCTGCACGCTTGGCTCCCGCTTGAATAATCCTGGATTGCAGCTCGGATGGGTTAATATCCCTTCCAATTTTTGATTTTTGCCATATTCTATACAATTGCACGGCGTTTTCGACTGCATTTTGAATATCTACAGAACGGCTTGAATCCGAGGAACGTATATAATATGTTACATCAATATTATATTCATTCTGTTCGGGAGCACCTCCTTGAATGTTGTCAGTAAGAGGTCTTTTATCTTTCTCACTGAGATAATTAATGAGCTCCTCTGAAAAAGAGTCTGTCGGAACCTCTCCATTTTCAAGCAGGAAACGAATATCTGTTACACCAGGGTGCGGCGTCGTCGCTTTTACGTTAGTTATAAGTGGGCTGTACTGCTTTACCATTGATTCGTACGCTTCTTTCGGCCCGGCCACACTATATGTTTCAGGCGCAAGCCAAATACGTTCTCGAAGACTCTCCAAATCCTCTTCTCCGGATCCACCTTGACTTGTTTCGATATTCTCAACCCTTTCCACCCAGGGGATAGGATTCACTAAAATATCAATTTGACCAGGAGTGAAACCGTTCCCTTCTTCTCCCTGAATCGTACACCTTACTACGATATCAATCTGCGTATCCCCAGCCGGTATTTCATGATTTTCTTGCACTTCAAAAAATATTTTGTTCCCCGGACTAACTCTTGTCCCCGCAGGAATCGTCTGTGGAACAGCCTGAGGAGCACTTAAATAAAATCGTTGCAAGGTTGTCGCTCGTTGGGGTTGAAATTCTGAAATATTTTTAAACGCTGCCAGATGATTGATAGCCGGCCTTCTGGCATATGCAAGCAAATTCTGTTTTGCAGCATCATCGATAATGGAACGCAATTGAAGTTCACGTAATGCTTGAGTATACAAAAATATTCTAATCGGATCCCCGGCATATAGTTTCTTTCTTTCCCCTGTTGATTCGTAGTAGGCTTGCTCATAGTCTGAAACCATGCTATTCAGCATTTCATTCACGTCTGTGTCAGCAAAACTTATTTCCGGAAGGTTACTAAGTTCAGGAATCACTACTAATCACCACCTTCGGGCGCATGGATCCTGTTTCTCCATCTGATACAAACGTTACTTCTTCGACCGTTGCGCGCGGTTCGAATTTCCTTGTTTTCGCCGTATATTCAGCTACCATCTTGGCTTGTATGGCATTGATGGGTTGGTCTTGAATTTCCAGAGATATACCGAAATCCCGCATGAATGGAACAGTGCCTTCTGGGGTAGTATACAGAATTTGAAGATTACGGAGAACATCTTCACTACCTTCTGCAGAAAAGTTGATGTCTACGTTTTCATAGTTAATATCCGCCATTTATTACAACTCCCCAATGTATTCTTTCAGCGATACTTCTACGCTGCAGGATAATAGTTCCCCTTTGTCCATCACAACGTTCCATTTTTCCGATACATCCGATACGTACCAGCGATCCAACCCTAATGCTCGTTTACCTATAACCAGTATTTCTACTTGTCCGGATCTGCTCATTCGATTCCATTTTTCCATTTCAACACGCGGCCTCACACCAAATTGACCATGTAAGTCAATAGAAAAAGAAATTCCATCGAGATCAGGGCCGATGAATTCACTGACTGGTTTGCGACCGATAATTTTTGAGGAGTCCCATCGTGAGGTTATATCTCTTGTAAAATCGTAAAAGGAATGGATGCGCTTGTCTGACGTTTCAAACACAATGTCTCCAAAGCTTCCAATCATTCTACCTTCACCTTTTCACTCGGAGAAGGACTCGATGTAGACGGCGGAGAACTATCACCACTGCCACCAGAGTTTGTCCAGGAAATAGGATGAGTGTGATTGTCCAGCCATTGTTTCAGTTGTTTTCCCAATGGAATCCCATCTTCTGCGTTTTCTCCTAACTGAACTTCCTCGGCGCTCACAGTCACACTCCCCCCTTGTACTTTCAACTCAACACTGTCAACAATAACTTTTAAGTCTTTCTGTGTTTTGTCGTACCGAACATAAACATTATCGTCTAACTGTTTTCGGTAAATATTTTTGTCCTGCTCCGTCGGTTTGTTCTTTTCTGAGTAATATTTCCCTATGCAAAACCCATTCTCGAGTCCGTTCCCCATAAACAAACACGCAACGGAATCACCCGGAACCGGCATGTTATATTCAAAGCTTAAAAGGGGTAATGGAGCTGACACCATATTGTCTCGGTCGCGGAAAAGAACTTCCACCATCCCACTTTCATCGTCCACACTGCTAACTTCACCTACACGAACGAGATTCCGTGCAATTTTCAAAGCTTCGTTGCCGGATGTTTGACCCATATTATCCCTCCTAACTACACTAACCGGAACTCAACGTTGTTTCTGTATCCCGGAAGATCGTGTGTAATCTTCTCAATAAAGGCCTTTCCATCAAATACGCCAAAATCTTGCAATATAATGCAGGCTCCTGCAGCCAATTCCGGATTACCCAGAATCGTTATTGACCCTGTAATTTCCCGTTTATTGAGGGTTCTTAATTTCTTCTGGGCTATTCTGCGAGCATCTTCCCCGGTGCTCACTTTGCTGCTCATCTTAAATACTTTAGAATCTTCTGTTATATCTGTGATGGCATATAAATGCTGAATGTTCTCCCCTTTTTTCGGGTCATAATATGAAATTTCTACAGCGTCGTATGCTGTATTGGTCAAAGATGTATCAAATGAATAATCCAGCACTCTGTCCGCAGATTCTCTGTAAGTATCTACAGCGTCACGCTGCTCAAATTCTTGTTCGTCGAAAATAATAATCTTTTGATCCGTCACCTTAATGGCTTTAGCTTCTTCATCACATAGATTGGCGAGAAAAGAATAGTCCGGCTCTTCGGACTGCTCAATTTCATCAAGTGATGGGTTTTCGTCTCCAATATATTGTAGGGTCAATTCCGAACGACTGGATATCTCCGATGCGATATCCCGTAGTGTTGTATTTCGCCATGTCTTACTACGCTCCCGGTCCGTAAAGTTGTTGTTTAAGGGAGCACCAATAGCATCGATAGAAACTTCCCGGGGTGGCCCAGAAAACTTCGGTTCATCAACAAAAAAACGACCACAAGGAAGTCTCTTCCTGTCGCCGTTTTTCGTCCAATTTTCCGCAATTAATGAAGCGTCTATGATATCCCCTTTTTGAGGGAACCAATCTGTGCTCCAACGCCTATGATCATCCTTGAGTTTGATACTTATATCATCAAACTCACCGGATGCATTGTCAGTATATGAAAAGCTTTTAATATCCGGCCGTATAGCTTCATCGATATTTACGCCTTGATAATCCACTTTAACAAATGCGTGTCGAGGATCCACTAATTATCACCACGCTTCCAGGGAGGAAGGCTGGAACTACTGTCATCTTCGTTATTCAATTCAGGGATAGTCAGTTCCTGGCCAGCGCTGAATATTACAGTATGGAGGTGTTCTGGATTGGCGTCCAATAGTTCTCCTGTATATCGCTCGCTGCCCAATTCTTTTTTTGCAATCTGATCAAACGTGTCACCGGATATTGTTGTATATATCAACCTTCATCCTCCCTCCTAGCGACGTGGATCTTTCCGTTCTTTCTCTTTTTCGTATCGTCTCATTCTCTTTTCAAAATCTCTCTGACTCTCTCGTTCAGCGTTTTCGATATCTTCCTGATTTGTATCCCCATAATGATAATGCACTGGAGCATACACAAACTTTGTATCGTTATCGGTATAGCTTGAACTATTATCTGTTTCCGAACTGCTTAACATACCTTCCAATTTTGAAAGAGGCAATACAGCTTCCTGTTCCGCTCCTTCACCTATCATGGCCAAGGTTGCGCCCGTTGTTATTCCACCTTCCGCTAACATAGGGATTCTCGGAATGTTAACACCGAACGATTTACCGCCCATTCCTGGGACCCAGTTAGGAATATCAACGCTGATATTATTCAAACTGCCAATCGCAGAGTTTGCCAATCCTATGACGCCATTAATTCCCGAACGAAAAGCGCCGGTAACGGAGCTGAATACACCTGAAAACCAATTACCGATACCCGAGAAAAGGCTTGTGATTCCATTATAAGCGCTGGTGAAAGCACTTCCTATTGCTTTTCCTACCGATGCAGCTGCGTTTCCTATTCCAGAAAAGAGTTTTGAAAACCATGGTCCGATACCCGCAAAAAAAGATTTAATTGCATTCCATATTTGAATGCTTTTAGCTCTGATTAAATCCCAATTCTTCCAGAGAGAAATACCTGCCGCAATCAGAGCTCCGATAGGACCTGCAACAATAGCCATTATAGGGTTATTGAGAAGCTTTTGCCAAAGCTGTTGCACTTTAACTTTTACAATATCGAAATTTTTCCAAAGTAATACTCCCGCTGCTACAAGAGCACCCACTGCAGCAGCAATAACTCCAATCGGGCTAATCATCATCGTTAAATTCAGAGCTCTTTGCGCAATCGTTGCTGCTGCTAAAGCAGTTCGTAATGCTCTAAACATTGCTACAACGCTTGTAATCACTTTAAAAGCTATAAATGCTGACGCTAATCCCGCAGTTGCAGCCAATAGCTGATCTGAATTTTTTCTTACCCAGTTCAACGTTTTCCCAAAGGTATTAATAATCACTCCAGCTGTGGAAAACGCACCTTGAATGGAGCTTTTAATTTGCGGCATTTTTTCTTGAATTGATGTGATGAAATTCTGTAAGTCCTGAGTAGAAAAAGAATCCCCCATGTTATTCAGGGACTGGACTATACTATCAATCACACCACCAAACACAGATTTTATTGCCGGCATATTAGCGTTTATAAAATCGGAGAATCTTTGTAGTACAGGCATCAACTTTTCGCCCATGGGTATGAGAAGGCCGGTCTGAAGTTGCCGGCCTATCCCCTGGAAGGCTTGACCCACCGTATCGTACTTAACGTCTCCGATTTGATCCATGGATGCTTTTGTGATATCGAATTCATTTTGAACATTAGACAGAGCTGCTATTGCCTCAACACCTAAATCTTCAAACGGAGCTCCCATAAGAGCAGCGCCGGCTTGGAGGGCTTCTTGTGAATCCCCTGCTTTATCTAGTTCTTTTATAACTGTTTGAAAGGCTTTTTGGGCAGCGGGTCCCCCTTCAGAAATCTTCTGCGTCATTTTGTCAGCATTCAATCCAAGAGTTTCAAATGCTTCTTGAGATGCTTTGCTTCCATCAGTAGCTCGTATACCGAATTCTTTTACGGCATCTCCAACTTTATCAACAGAAAAAGCTCCCGAATCAGCACCCTGTTGAAAAATGCTGAACATCTCTTCCGCATTCATGCCAAGGTTTGAAAAGTGATTTGCGTATTCGTTTGCCGATTCAAGTAAATCTCCGGACTTATCCAGTCCTGCTTGTTGACCTTGAGCTAACAAATTGTATGCTTGTTCGCTGGTAATACCGAAGTTTTTCATCATGGTATCCGTTGCTTGTATGGAGCTTTGTAAATCTGCTCCGAATGTATCGCGGTATGCGATTGCATTATTCGTAGCATTCTGCAATTCTTCGCCAGCTAAACCAGTAATATTCTTTGTTTGAGATACGGCGTCGGCAAGATCCTGCCAGTTTTCACCCATGTTATTGTTATACAGATTTTTGGAGATGGTTTCTAGTTCATTCATCTCTTGATTGGAAGCACCGGTGGCCGCTTCCACACTTCTCATAGCCTGTTGGAAGTTCTCAGCAGACGCAAAAGCAGCTGCAGCTCCTCCTGCTGCAGCTGTCATTGCAGCCCCTACTCCTGCCAATCCCACTTTACCTATTGACTGTAAAGACTTTTGCAATAGTCCGGTTTTTTCAGAGGCGTCCTCTGCATTATTCCCGATTTTATCCAAGTTCTTATTTGCACTAGAAAAAGCCTTTCGGACGGAAGAATCCATGTTCGCTCCCATCTGAAAGGCTATTTCATACGTTTTTTGGCTGCTCACTGCTTTTTCCCTCCCCCTTTTTGAGGAAGTGCGTCTGCGACTTCAGACGTTATCTCCGCTAGATCAAACACGTTTAAGCCTAGGTAATAATCAAGATTCGTGTATGTGGCTATGGATAGCCGAACACAAGTTTTTCTCAATTTTTTACCAGTTACATTTTTGACCCAGCTGTTTTGTTGTTTTTTTACAACCTCTATGCGTTCAAAAAACCCATCACCGTGCGTTTAATTTTCAGCGCATCTGGAGCCGGTAAATTCTCAAAAAATTCAACCGGCTTTCCGGTAGATTTAGAGGCGATGATGCAGGAATAACCAATTGTCATCTCGTTCATAATTGCTGTTTGACCACTGTTGTTGAATTTTTTGTCGGCATCCATAAGGTCTTTGGCACATAAATTCTCCATCCCCGATAAATCAACATCTTTATATTCTTGTCCTTCAAATTGATAAGGCTTTTTAAATTCAATTAGATATTCATTTTGATTTTGTTCTTCACTCATATTAAAACCTCAACTTTCTTAAATTTGGTCTCGTATTTCTGCCAGCTGATCTCTCCCATTGACATTAAAAATAAAATTGGTTTTGTCCAGTTCTAACAATGTTCGGCCATCTTCTTCTATCTTGATATATAGCAGTTCCAAGGTGTTCGTGGACTCGGTTGGTGTTCCAATCCCGAGGGTTCCCATCTCGTTTCCTTTCGGGATACCTCGAACGGTAATCTTCAGGCCTCGACTTCTTGTTTCTCCGCGTGCCATATCATAACTCTGCTGTGCCGCCCGCAAAACAATAGATCGCCCTCGATTTTCCATGAGAGTAAACGATGGATCGTGTAGCGTTCGAAAGGGTATTTCTAATGTGGTGCTGCTGAAATGCCCAGGCGTAGGAGATTCGTATTCACCAAGAATTCCGGCTCCTGATACTGTCTCCGACATGTTCTCCAGTGTCGGTAGTGTGACTTCTGCGGATACGCCCTTTAAAACATCTGTGTCATCATAGACGTTATAATTAATCACTTTTTCTGGAATAGTCATTATTCGCCACCTCCAAAGAGCGCATTAGTTAGCAGAGTAGGATCGAATTCAAGGTCATTTTCTATTACCCGTGCAGGCGTATAAAAAGCTACTCTTTGTTTGAATTTAATTACACCATCCAGAATGTCCGATGTCGGATTATCCTTTTGGCGGAATTCAATCGCAGCCCCTGCAATCTGTCCTTCTCCTTGAAGACTGTTCCCGCGAATGTTTTCACTATCTACAACTGACTCAATCAGGCGTGTATTCGTGGGATCATCTACTCGATCCAGGAAGGAAAGCATGAATGAGTTCCCCCACCAATCAAACATTCTGCGGACGGCTATAAATCGGTCTTTCACATCGATATTTTGCACTGTGTCATTATAAGCCGCCGTATTGTTCCCCCACGTTCTCCAACCGTTTAAGTTGATAGCTGTGAAAATGCCGTTCCCGTTCAACTCGTTTGCGGCCATCTGATCCAAATATACTTCTTCGCCGGCATCATTTACCATCGCGCTTATCGATATTTTTTTATTGGACGGTGACTTGTAAGGAACATTGTCATTCTCCGCATCCAATCGAACCATCAGGGCGGCAGCGATTGCACTGTACTGATACGTCTTTCCGGAAATTTTAGCTCGTGGCCAGCAGATAGTGGAAGACGAGTCATCGTAAAGTTTTGTATCTTTATCTGAAGCTGCATCATCTTTTGTATTACCCTTTACATCTAAGATGTTACCTGCGTTAAACCCGCCGTTTATGCCACGGCTTTTTAATACAAGTGTGGTTCCAATCTCCTCCTGATGAGACCAACCAGGAGCTGATAGCAACCCCGGATTCACACCTAGGCGAGGGAAAACCTGCTCAATAACTTCGATTCCTTGATAAGTCCCGTTCTCTGAATCATAGCCGCCTATAATGTCTTCTGAGGTAACAGATTCAGGGTCTAAATAGTCGTAGGTAACGGTTAAATCGGATCCGGTAATTGATCCGCTATCAAGAATGGAAATAACAACATGTCCGTCTTCATTAAAATCAGCTGTGTAATCTGTATCTTCTACATAGTTGGAACTCCCATCTCCTGCCGATACAGTCAGCGAGTTAAGAAGTACACCTTCTTTTTCAATGACTGCTTCTCCTTCACTGACATTGATGGTCACAGCAGATTCAGAGGCAGTATGATCCGTAGGATTGAGAACGTTGACAAATATGACAGGGCCGGCATTAATCCTGCGAAAGGAAGCGTCCATTTGCTGACATAGAGTGAACTTACTCCAATCCTCTGAATACCCAATTTCATTTTTCGCGCCATTCCAGTCGTTAACCTGGATTGGCTTATTTACCGCTTCAGACGGGTTATCCAATAGGTTGACAGGGGCCGTCCCAAAAACAACCAGACCGGTGCCTGCTTCTACAGGATCGACTACCTGCGTATCACTTTCTGTTGTATATATCCCATGCCGATATGCCATTATTCAGCTTCTCCTTTCTGGATAGCCTGCGAGTACTTAAATGCTTTTTTGTAAAGAGTACTTTCTTTTGTCCCGGATTTTTTTAGATTTTGAAAGGACTTCTTCAAATCTTTCGGATACACAAAAAGCGCCTTCACCGCGGCGCTTTTGTCAACATGTTCCTGAATTTTTGGAGGTAACTTCCCTCGAAAAATGGAGTTTTGTCGTAATTGATTTCCTATGCTTGGCCCAATGTAGATAACGGTTTCTTTTGTGCTGCTTTTGGCTGCTGTCTTGGCCCTAGAAGTGCTTGTTTTCTTGGCAGCAGAGGTCTTTGTCTCTTCAGTCATATTAAATCCCTCACGTCCTTTCTTTCAGTTTCCGGCATAATCCAATTTGTTTCGATGGTTCCGAAGTAAACAGGAAATGTATCTTCATCTTCATAGTCCCAGCGTAAAGGAAAATCACGTTCAAACGTCTTGTTCAATATGCGAAAATGATGCAGATTATTTACCACTTTTTGCACGATGTTTAACACGTCACGGTGTCCCTGATGGTTACCACTCTCATCATAGACAGCAATAACAATGAACACCTGAAGCTTCAAATGTCCGTCTTCTGACGATTCTTCTCCGTACCGTACCCGTGTCAAAATAAACGGAAAATGAGATATATCGCCGTCTCGACGTTCCGGTAAATGCTGCGTGTAAAAATTAAGGGGGATGGGGTCTGGTTCTTCCTCGCTTGGCGTAGGGTTTTCAAAGCGCATATGCTTTAAAACACCCTTCAACCGTTTGTCTAATTCGTCCTGGAGTTCGTGAGGTACCATGTTTACCCCCTTCCTTTTTCGTAAAGACGGAATATCTCATGATCTAAGCGTTCATAAAACGTTTCAACACCCTGATCATTAATTTCTTGACGAATTTCTTCGTTGTCGAGCATTTGAGGGACAGACGGACCAAATAATCTACTAATCGGAAGCCTTGACTTACCATGACGGCTAAACACTTTCGGTCCATTGATATCAGCTACAAATGCTCCCCGAACCTCTTTGGTGCTTCCCTTTTTTACGCCAATCTTGATTGGCTTTTTTCTTGTCGGATTCACCGTTTTTGGAGATACCTTAAAACGGTTTAAAGGAATCACCGATCCTTGTGATCGTACTTCTGTGCTTAAATCTCCTCTGCGTGCTTTCCCTTTTGAAAGGGTTTCCTTCACATCTCCGGCCTTTATTACATACTCTTTACGTATTTCTTTGCTGATGTTCGAACGAACGTTGGAAGAAGCGCGGTTAAGGGCATTAGAAATCGCATTGGGAGCTTTTTTCTGAAACGCTCCTAGTCTGCTTTGCACTTCTTCAAGTAGTTTTTCATCAACTTCTACCGACATTTTCATATGACGCTGTACCTCCTGAGAGTGATGGTATATACGTCATGGTCTTCCTGGTACTCAATGATAGTGTACAAGGATTTCCTTAGGTTCAGCCTCTGATCATGATATGGTTCGCCGAAGGCTTCAACAAAATCTCTCTTGGCCACATGAATAAGGAGCCCGTCTTCAGCGAGCCCCTCTTTCCCTTCTTTCAAGGCATGTCTTTTCAATAGATCGTCATCAGGAATCACAGTAAGTCTTTTCGTTTTCTTATTGTGGGTGATGTCAATCTCTTCCGCGAATTCATCCGTGTTAAAGAAGGTATCTAGATCTTCTTCAAGGTAATCTTTTAAACGGACCATTACGATTCACCGTCTGCTGATTCCGCTTCAACTTCTTCAACTTCTTCAGCTTCTTCAAATTCAGCAAGTACCGCTTCAGCTTTTTCTTCTGAAATAATACGATCAATCAACTTTTCTTCACCGATATTAGCGTTGAACTCTATGCCGTGATCAGTAGCAGCTTGTTTTAAATCAGAAAAATCAAGCTCACTGAGTTCTTGCTTGAGATCTTTGCTTTCATTGTTCTCAACGTTCTCAACGGGGTCGTTCGGTTCGTTCGCCTCTTCAGAACTTTCTCTCCCCGGCATAGAAGAAGCAGCCCTTAATGAAATGAGCCGCTCCGCATCCTCTTTGTTTACCTTTTCAAGTGTGTCTCCAATATCATAACTTTTTCCGTTATGCTTAATAGGCTGATTCGCATATAAATCCATATGTCACACCTCCTTAAATAACTGTTGCCACAAACCAGGAATCGATTTCGTGAGGTACAGGCACCGGCCGGCTGTTCATCTGAAGAATGCGAGCAGGCGGATCCTTCTGAATCCAAGAATCCGGAACACGCTCACTTTCATACGTGACGAACCCGTTTGTGTTTCTGTCAGTCAATGTTACAGCGCCGTACAGGAGAGAAGAACGAGCGTTTGATGAACCGAGCATAACCGTACCATCTGGAACCATCGGTTTTTCTATTCCTTCATCTTCATCAAAATACCATTCATCATAGCTGTAAATGTCCATACCCAACTCGCTTAAAGATCCAATATAAGTAACACCGTCAGGAAGCAAATCTGGATTGATTTGTCCAAGTGTTACACGCCGGGTGTCAAGTGTTTGACGTACTTTTGGGTGATTCACAAAAGTTGTAACAACATCGGAAGCCATGATAACGCGGTTAGGTGACACTCCTGATTTTCTTGTGACTTCACGCCGTTTCTCTTTGAGATATCCCATAGGGTCTGTTTCATACTGTCCATCTGTGTTTGCGTAATTATCCCACTTATCAGTGCCGCTCAAAGTCTCCATATTTGTGAATCCAAAGTCAAGAACAGCATCTACACCATCGCCTTTTACGTTTACTTTACCAGTAAACAAGACTTGAGCAATCATCCACTCAACACGCCGGGTAATGGCATCATCCAGATCTTCAATATCACGCGCTATCATTTCAGCAGCACGACGTTGTGGAGAACGACGAGAGTATACTTGTTCCCCTGGGGAACGATGATGGAGGTCTTCCCCCGTAATAATACGTTGAGGCTTAATCAATGGAGGCTTAAAACTTTGGGCTTCATATCCGCTTCGGTCCATAACTTGACCGGTTTTTCGAGGTGATACAAACGGAGCCATTTTCCTGCGTCCTTTAAAATAATCAACGTCCACATGCTCCGACCGAAACGTAATACTGTTCGGGAAAAAAGTGTCTCGTAAAAATGTGTGAGTCGGAATCATTTGTTCTACTGCTGCCAGCATGGTTCGAGTGTCATAAATATTGATTTGATCAGCCATAAATCGTCATCCTCTCTTTACTTATTAGTCTGCTGAAATGTTGGTTTTCAAAAATATTCCTTTGTCGCGAAGGGAAATGTAATGATCTGCTGCTGCATCGGAACCGCCGAATGTCAGTTTCTCTTCGTTAAATTCTCCTGTCAGATAGACGGCTCCGGGTAGCGCCTCGTTCGTAGCATCCACATCTCCTGCAAGCACACCAAAAGGTTCCTCACTTCCGTCTGTATTAGCAGAATCAACAGCAACTGCTTCATTATTCGTGTCAAGCCCCACTACAGTTCCACGTACCAGATTCTCACCGCTTTTTACGGTCACAGAATCCGTCACTACATCGGCTACCAATCCTGCAAAAAGATTATCATTTTGAAATTGCCCGTGGTTGGTTTGAAGATTTTCAGGCATTACTTCGCACCTCCTCGATTAGAATTAATGAAATCGGCAATACCTTTGCCTACCTTTTCAAAATCTTCATTTTTTTGTTCCTCTGACGACTTATCTTCCGGAGCTTCACCGCCAAAAATGTTATTTAATTCTCCGGCGTCCTCTTCTCTGTTTTTCAAGTAACTGCTGCCCTGTTCTTTTTGAGCCTTGATAATATCAACAGCCAGCTTTTCCGCAGAGTTTCTTGTTTCAAATTTTGCATTGTTAACAAGGGTTTCATTGCCTGGAATCTGCATTTCTTCAATGGCCTTAATGCGTTCGTTTTCTTGATCAGCGCCGGCTTTCATTGCTTGATTGTAGATTTCCGGGTATTTTTCTTTAAGCTCTTCCAGGTTCATAATCTTTTCCTCCTCGGTATTTGTTTTCGCTGTTTGACTGCCGGAATATGAAGAGATGTTTTTAAGTTTTGACAGGTCATGTTTGATGTTATTGACAATAAGATAATTGCCTTCTACTTTTGCAACGGCCTCGACCTCGTCTAAGAGTTCATCAGCAAATCCGTTTTCCACCGCTTCTTCTCCCGTCATCCACTTTTCTTCGTCCATAACATCGCTAATTTCCTGACGATCTTTTCCGGTTTTGTTTTCATATGCTGCGATAATGGTGTCCTTGACTCTATCAAGAACTTCCACAGTTTTTAGAAGGTCATTACGATTGCCGATAGTCATCATCAAAGGATTGTGAATCATCATCAATGCATTTTTTGGAATGTAGATTGTGTCCGCAGCCATCGGTATAAAAGAAGCTGCCGATGCTCCAATGCCATCAATGTAAGCTGTAATTTTTGCGTTATGGGAACGCAGCAAACTGTAAATAGCCTGAGCAGAAAATACATCCCCTCCCGAACTGTTGATTCGTAGATCAATTTCGGCCACTTCACCGACGCTTCTCAAATCTTCCGCAAAGGCATAGGCTGTAACGTCACTTTCTACAATTTGAAAAGGTTCAATATCACCATAAATAAACAATTCTGCCTTATCAGCAGAAATGTTTTTGATATCCCAGAATTTCTTGCCTTCATTAGTCGTCGCTGTCGTCTTCCCTGTCATCATCTTGATTCGATGCTGGGGGATCGGTTGGTTGAGATTGGTTCGGTTCACCTTGTTTCAGTCCTCCTTCCTCACGTAGTTTTTCTTCCATGACTCGTTTTCTATGATTAGTCTTCCAATCAGTGCCTGTGAGTTCTGTGGTTTCTCTTGTTCTTGTACTAAAACCACCCTTCACCCTTTTCTCAGCTGCATTCACCTCCTTCAACGGATCAAGCTGACCTTGAGAAGGTCCAGTCCACTCTGCAGCGCAATAGGCTTTTCTCATCAATGGGTCATCGAAAAAACCAGGAGCTTCAACACGCCCTTTGGCCACCGCTTCTGACAGCCATTCTTCATATATAGGCTGACAAAAATCATTAGCGAGCCAAGCACGACGCATTTTATACATCTTCCAAGCTTCCATTAGCGCTCCACGACTTGCTGAATAACTGGAGGTGAAGTGTTTAAGCAACACTTCATACGGAATTTCCAGTGCTGTTCCGATCTGGCGGCAAATAGAAGTGACAAACCCGTCAAAGTTTTGATTCGGACGACTTGGGTTGGATTCTTGTATTTCCTCTCCCGGAGCAAGACCTACAACAGATCCACTTCCGAGTTCGTATGTCCCATCATCTTCATCATCAACCTGCATATCATCAGGGATACTGGGGCCGTATGGTCCTTCATCAGGACTTTGTGATTTGATGAATACAGTATAAAACCCGTTCACCACAGCAGCCATTAGTTCCGCTTCTGTGTATCGTGATAATTGCTTTAATGATTCGATAACAGGAGCTAAAATGGGAACCCCTCGTCGTTGCTCCGGACGCTCTGATTCCATGAGATGAATGATATTCTGTCGTCCAGTTTTCTCGCCGAACTTCAAAACTCTTTTCCATTCCTGTGGCGCAGAAAAGTGGATAGAGTTTGGATGATGCTGCGCGATATGATAGGCAATCACTTCGCCAAAATCAGCAATTTCCACCCCATTAATAATTTTGTTGTTAAAATACGACACACCCTTAGAGTCATTTGGAGTATCAATACGATCTGCTTCAATCAAATAAATGCGGGTGTCATATATTGCCCCCTTCCTTTTTATAATGGGGAGCAAGGAGAATACATCTCCACTCATCAGCCATGACAAAAAAGCCAATTGCTGCAGTTCGTAAAAATTATTCATCCGTTGCGCGTCGCAGTTAATGCTATCTGCCCAGTGGGAAAACTCCCGCTCTACTTTCGAAGACCATTCTTCCGCCTCTTCCTGAGTCATACCCAAATACTCATGATCCGGCTGTGCGTTTAGTTTTAGCCCGGAACCTACTACGCTGGTCCGAATTGCTTTCAAAGCTCCGGCGGCCAATGGAGAACCCATATACAAGTCACGGGAACGCGTTCTAAGTTGATCTACATTCCTTTCTATATCTTCAATGGCAGATCCCGCTGCTGCTATCCATCCGGCCAAGCTCGTTTTTTCAGCATTCGCCCCATGGGAACCATATCCTTGGTTCAACACTTTGGCGCTTTTTCTACCTTTCACCCTTCGCTGCGTGGGAGCATTCTGTTTAGTCAATAACCACCCCTCCCTTCTCTACATATCGCGTGGGATAACTCTCGTAACTTTACGTTTTCCTTTACCTTCCGCTTTAGCCAACTCCATGCGCCAAAACGTTATTTGTTTTCTGATTTCCGGGAGATTAGCGCGCGTTAAACTCCGATTAGCTGTGCTGTAAGATTGACCGGTTGTAACAGCCAATTCAGCATCCAGCCAGGCATTAAGGTGTTTCTCTGCTCGTTCTTTTGTAAATGTGCTCATTCTATCACCTCACAAAAAAAGAACTCTGTATGATGAGTTCTAAATGCTTGCGCCACGGGAATGCGTCCTTTTTCTTCTTCGCTTTTTAGGTTGCTGCGCCGGCGTGAATTCTTCGTCCAGGTTAGGATTTAATATTTCTATCGCTGCAGTGTTATACACCCGGAGGTCAATCGGTTCGTTACGATCCCGAACCTGCTTCCAAACATTATACGGGATTCCTTCGCGATACCGCGTGACCAATTTTTCAGCTGTCAGCCCTTCAAAATAGGATTTGTTGTACCCTTTTCCTACTGGAAAGTGACAGAATCCGGGTCCGGTTTCTAACTGCTGCAAACGTGACATGACTTTCGCTTTCCCTTCATCAACACCAAGGTGAAACAAGAATACTTTCAACCCTTTGATTTCCTTGTATCCATTCACAAGAGGTATATATTGATTTTGTCCACCCTGCCCCTTGATCGGGAAAATACGTCTGCTTTTACGTGGGGCACAGAATTTGTATACTTCCTGTGTGAAATGGCCGCCGCTGTCTATACATGCTCCTGCAATTCCGCATTCCTTTCCCTGACTATCCTTCCATGTTCGTGATAGATATGCATCAAGGTCATTCCACGGAGTCATTGTATTGAGGTCCCCAAATATTTGATGATACTCAATACCCCATGATTCTTTCCCGGCTCCCCAGCCTACAACTTCAATTTCAAAACGATCATCTTGAACGTCTACAGCTGCGGTCAGTATTTTCACACCAGACGGAACATCTGCCTCGTATCCTTCAGCGCGTTTCAACAACTCGTCTTCTTCCAGCTGTTCACCTTCTTCTTCCCATGACTCACCCAGCGAGGTATTCACCCATACCTTTAAGGATTCCGGACCCTTTGATTTGGCTTCCAAAAAGTCATCAATAACCTTCTTCCACGGGCTCCATGGGGATAACAGTTCATTCAAGTGGAAACTCCGGAAGTTAGCGTCAGGATTCTGAGCAACCCACATTCCCTTTGCATCTTTCCATTCATATTCATTGTGCAGCGTCCCACAATGTTTGCAGGCGTGGGAGGCTGATTCAAACTTTATCTGCTGCCAGCGTAACGGTTGATATTCACCGCAGGAAGGGCATGGCAAATTCCAAAGTTCCTGTGTCCCAAGGTTATATTCCGCTTCAATTCGAGAAGCATTCTTCACGGTTGGTGTAGACACAATTACTTCTTTGCTATTGTAAAAGTTATTCGTCCGCTTCTGAGCTAGGGATAACGGGTCGCCTTCTGTTCCTGCACTAACCGGAAAACGGTCTACCTCATCAGCCAGCAGTATACGGATCGGTCTGGAAGATAGTCCGCTTGGTGCATTCGCTCCTACCAATGCAATATACCCTCCGGTAAAAGCTTTCTGGAGTGTGGTATTACCTCCATCCCTTGTTTTTGACTCAGCTACTTTATTCCGAATGGCCGGCGTGTCACGGATCATCGGAGAAAGCCTTTCTTTTGAAAAATCTTTTGCAAGCTGTTCTGTTGGCATAAGAAGAAGAATTGGAGATGGATCAAAGTCAATGTGGTATCCTACCGCATTTAACAGTATCTCGGTTTTCCCCACCTGCGAACTTGCCATGACGACAATCTTTTTCAACTCCGGATCCAGCATGGAGTCCAGTATTTCTCTTTGATACGGTGCGCGGTCTGTTCTCCATTGTCCAGGCTCCGCAGAAGATTCGCTGGATAACCTACGGTATGAATCCGCCCATTCTGATACAGTAAGATCCGGAGGCGGAGAGAGTATCTCTTTTGTTAATCTTTTAAACAGCTTTGAGGTGCTGTTATTCTTCCTGCTTACGCTCATAAGCCTCCGGACCTTCTTCCATTAGAGCCACTTCCGATTCCGGATCTTCCTCTTCCTCTTCCAAATACAGCTTGTCTTTGCTTTGATCGAAGAATACATACGGATCGTATTCAGATAGTTCGTTTAAAGCTTCGTAAATACCGTCTTTGAGCTTCTCTTTAATAGGCGGTATTTCCGTTTTACCCAGTACCTGGGGAGCATATTTTGATGGAAAAGACAGAAGACGAGCCCGAAAAGCGCCAAGCATATCACTCATTACTCTTTCTACGTCTTTTCCACGATGCAGCTCGCCACGCATAATTTTAACTTCCAGCTCTGTCTTTTCTCTTTTTGCCCTGGTCCATTTAGCTGCCTCTTTATTCTTATCGAGATCATCTTCCGTCTGCATTTTTTCCATTTTGTATTCAAAATAGGAATTTATAGAAGAAGGTAGATCAAATTTCCCATGAGACACGCGTACAAGCGCTTTTTCCTGCACTAATTGCTGAATTCTTCGCTTCGATAAACCAAGGATTTCGCTAATTTCAGCTGTTGTCACAAGATAGTTATTTTCTTTTAAATCCTTGCGTGCCATGGCATTTCATCACCTCCTAAATTATTTCCCAGAATGACGGACGCTTGAAAGCGAAATGGCCTTAAAAACGCAGAAACTGGGCAATTTTCGGGCTCGTATGCACCCGCAGGGGTTTAAGATACCCAGAAGGACCCGTTTTTCTGTATCCCTTGCGCCCCAAGGCTTAGAGGGGTTTAAGGCAAGTGAGGGGGTGCTCCCTTTTAGAAAAATTTTGCTTTTGCATTGATTCAAAAAAACAGAACAAAAATACTATGAAGAATTCCTTGACTTTTCACTATCCACAGATATAATGAGTTATCCACGAATGAATCATATCAGGTATTCTGTTTCTTTTTATCAATACTCAAAACACCTGCCACAACAATCCTTATCTCTCTTTCCTAACTGAACGAAACACAACGTTCACTATGGTTCATTGTGGGTATAAGAAAGCCTGAATACCTCTATTTTTATAACCCTGTGGGTATCTTGAACGAGCTCATAGCATTATCCATCGCATCCTGATTCACGCCGATATACTTCAACGTTGTGCTGGGATACGAATGATTGAAAAGCTCCTGCAGCATGGCTACATCTTTCTTCTGCTTGTAGAAGTGATAACCGAAGGTTTTACGAAGTGTATGCGTCCCAACTTCTCCTTGTCCGGCGTAGTCTGCAGCTTCTCTCAATACTCTATAAGCTGCGGAACGTTGAATAGGTTTGTTCCTTCCTTTCCGGCTCTGGAACAAATAATCATCATGCTGCATGTTACGCATATACTCTTTCAGGTATGGAAACAGTTCAGGGGTAATCCGTATGCGTTTCTGTTTCCTGGTCTTCTGCTCCATAATTCTGATGTAGTGACCCTGTATATGCTTTACCTGCAGGTTGAGGATGTCGCTTATTCGTAATCCGGTATTAATGCCAAGAACAAACAGAACATAATCGCGCTCGTTCTTCTCTTTGAGGTACTCTTTCATCATTTCAATTTTCGCAGGATCTCGAATCGGTTGTACGTAATTCACATATAACCACGCTCCTATATAATCCTTCTTATCTATTGCGTGCTTTCGGGCGACAAAAAGCCGGCTAATTTGCCGGCGCTATTCGATGGGATATAATCTTTTGCTCGCATCTGGTGATCATGTTGTTTACTGTCCCCTTTGAAACATTTAGAAGCCGCGCCACTTCTTCGCGCGGAAGCGCTTCGCCCCGAACCATTAAATAAGCATCACGTTCTCTATCTGTCAGGACTTCCAGCGCTTCTTGTATACGTTGCTTATCATCTTCACTAGTTCCGGTGTGCCCAGTAGTAGTATTGCTGACGTAGCTTTGTATGTGTAATGGATCCACAGCAACTTCTCTTTCGTACGCTGCCCGTCTTTCAATGCCCCTTGTGTTGCCCGGATTGTACCCCAACCTCATCCAGTCAATAGCATATGTCAGATCTGATATCATTCGCTTGAAATGAAAGGCATCTTCTTCATTAGCAGTTATTAAAGCTTTTTTCAAATCAGACCGAGTTATTTTATATTCGTCCAGTAAATCTTTCATAATAACTGCCTCCCTTTTATATACATAAAAAAGGAGCACTAACTATAGAGCAGTCGTTATCTGCTCCATAATCAGTGCCCCTGCGTTCATCGCTCAGGACTATTGAATTTTTATGCACTTTCAAACATTAAATGTATTCTTGGCCATTTATTCTTTCTCTCTTGCTTCGGATCACATCTAAGACTTTGCCGTCTTTCCAAACGATCTCGTCATTTCCGTGGCCGCATTCAGGAGCTTTCATTGTTGTAAGCTTCCCATTTTTGACGACATAGGCAGCGTCTTCTTTCAGGCTAATTTCTTGTTTTAAATCGAAATCTCCCATGTTTGCCCTCCCCGGGTTGTGTTAAAATAAATGTGCGACAGTCGTTCCGAGAGGGGCGGCTTCTTCATTCAACAACTTCTAATCGAGACTTGTAACTTCGTACTATCTGTATAACTCTGATATCTTCGGGCTTTACACCACTCTTTAATAATTCATCAGCTTTCCTATCAGCTTCTTTGAAATTTTTCACTTCACAATAATCGGCCCAATACGGTTGGCCAATAACAAGGTGACGATAACTTTGTACAATATACTTCATCTCTTTATCCCCCTATTTAAGATAATCTTCTACTTTCGTAAAATAAAACTCATGCTCTTCGTCTCTATAGATTTTCATTGTGACTGGAGTGTTGTTCTCGTATGAATGGTGAAGAATTTCTTCTGCTTCGCTTAATGAACATTCATAAGCTCTGAAGATCGCATCGCGGTGTGCAGCCCAAGTCATAAAATCCGATTTCCTAGAATTTCTTTTCTCGGGAACAACAGCTTTCACATAACAATGTACAGGTTCTTGTTTCGTATCAATCCATGCTGAGGCGGCCGGATTGAAATAATGGAGAGACTCTATAAGATCCAGTTGTACCATCATCGGCATCCTCCCCGTTCAACTTTTGCAGTGAATCAATCAAATCAATAGACTCTTGAGACTTAATCCAACATATTGGCCCATATCCTCTAACACGGCTGATACTGTCAGTTAACGATCTCCCACATCGTATACAGTGCTTATTTCCAATAGTAAGACCTCCAATTAATATCCGGCTTCCTGTCTTTCATGATTGGTCATGTTCTTTTCCATATAGGCCTGTTCTACCTGACTCCAAGTGAAATCTAAGTTTTTTAGACCAAAATCTATAAAACTATGAAGCATTAAATAGTAAATGGCTTTATCGTTTTTGGCTTTGTTCAGCTTAGAAGCTTGTTCAAACAGAAAATTAAAAGCTCTTGTGGTGTCAGGTATCACATTTACGCTGGTGTAGTTGTAATTGTTTGCTCCGATTTCGATACCAATCGACAGGATGAAGTGCAGGCAGTCTACGTATTCTTCTAGGAGTAGATTGTTGAAATGAACACCGCAACCATCGCAGTTACCGCAGAATGTCCTTTCAATGAATGGCAAATGGGGATTCGTATATCCTTGACCATCGCATACTTCGCAAACATTCTTTGGATTAGGCCCCCATATTCTAGGCTCCCGATCGTTACTCCACATCTTAAAACCACGCCATTCGTTTGCGAGCTCCCCTAATTCCACCTGTAAAGCCAGTATTCTCTTCGGTAGCAAATCCTCCCCTTCCAGCCCTTTTTCTTGCACTATTCTTTCATCCAATTCGCGCTGCTTCTCAACCATTTCGTTTAAATTCACATTACATCATCCTTTTTGAAGTTAGGTTTTCCTCGATTTTTCTTTTTACCGTTTGGCTTTTTCTTAATGTGCTTAACCACTGTTTCCAAGTCTACAGCTTCCCATGTAGACATCCGGGTAGAGCAGGTATCGCATTGACGACGACGACGCCATAAACCGGATTTCCTTTTGCTCGTCATTAAACGCGGACCTTCGAGAACATACAGACGACCTCTACAGTTTTTTACGGGGCAATTCATCCAGCCACTCCTTTTGCTTCAACGTTTCCAAGTACACCAGCGCGTCTATCAGTTCGTCCTGTGCATGCTCAATCCAGCCTGTCACACTGTAGTCGTCCGGATTGACCGTTTTCCCGTATTTTTCAAGGTCTTTCTTCGTCTGTTTGTCTAGCCTCTCTTTGATGTTTCGTAACACCGCATTTTCTGCATTGATCTCATCCGTTATACCCTGCCATCTATCCCATTCCTTTTTCTTTATTGTCATGCTTCCTCGGCCTCCCTCTTATTGCATGTAATCGTCGATCATACCAGCGCACCATCAATCAGAAGAATGGAGTAATCTTCATCATTAAAGTGTCTTTTCTTCTCGGTAATGGCGGTTTTCTCTTCCCCTTCTCCTGCTGCCATTGAAAATTTGATAATTGCTGTATCTCGATCTATTTCATCCATTTCTTTCATCAGGGATCCTTCTTCGCCTTCGTCGCCAGCAACACTATTGATATACTCTTTCACTGCTTCGTTTTCATCCTCTGCTTTTATCATGGCGTAATAAGGGTGGTGAATTTCGTAATATCTCATCATTTATTCCTCCTATTTGATAATCATCAAGACCCTGCGATAATCAAAAATTCGCCTTGCCATCTCCTCTGTCAAAGATGGTGTCTACATATTGCGTCAACTCTTTCTCGCGCTTTCGTCCAATCCATGCACTCTCGGTGTGCATGTCGCAGCTATCCCCTTCATAGACATCATACTCTTGAACCAAGCAGAAGGAGAAAACGCCCGCATGAAGGCTGAAATGATAGCATGTTCTACATATTTTCGTTTCTTCACCGGCTGGCTTGAAATTGTGTGCCATGCTTATTCCTCCTTCGCGTAATCGTCGCTATGAGAATTAATCATTTATAGTTTTTGCTGAATCAGACACCAGCTTTATTTCATGGAACAAACCAGATTCTTCATAAGCAGAACGTCCTTCATCATAGGCTTCCTCAGGTGTATCAAACTTTTCCATGATGAAACTATCTAACACAATCGCATATTTCATTTTCATTTCTCCTTTCGGTATGCGTATTAATAGTTATCTTCTATAAAGTCAATTGCCGCCGCAAAACCAGCTTGCCAGTGTAACAATTCCTTACTATTCGGAGGTTGTTTATCGGTGACAGTGGACAGACCGTCAATTATTTCTTGGCGATATGATTTCAACCTCATAGCGTCATTTATAATCCGTTCAAACGTAGCTGATTCTGGGTAAGGCAACCTTTTGAAGTGATTGAAGTAATCTTTTATTTCCGAAAGGGAGGCTGTCTCACCGTTGATTTTGCTTAGTTCCTCGGCTTGTTTTTCCCACGCTTCCCATTTTTCAGCCATATCGCTCATATCCAATCATCCTTTCTTAATTCTCATATTCCGTCGTATACGTAATAATTCAGCTCTTTATCCTGCCGTTTTCTTTCGCTTCATCCACTTCGCTTTGCTTCGCGTATCTCAACATCCCTGTTATTAAACTTTTTTGCACTTCAGGCATGTTCCATTCACCTACACGGAGGTCATTTATCGTATTATTCGGGTCTGTGGATAGACAGACATAATTGTAGTTCGTTTCATCAGTTTCTCGTTCGGGATTCTGTTTATTCACTTTACGTAGTAACTTTTTGAACACTTTTTTCACTCCTTCGATAATCCGTCATTTAAGAATGTTTCTTTAAAATTTTCATAATCTCAATCGCCTTGCGACCTCGGACACTTTCCCTGTTCCAAAACTGGACGTAGGCTCCCTTTTCTTTCCCATGTCCACAGCAGGCGTTCATCACACCTATCAACGTTCCTAAGCACCCATCATGCCCTTCTGCCGTTTCCTTTTGTCCGCAGTGTCCGCATTTTCTTTTGACGTACTCTTTGCAACCTTGTTCTTTGCTTACTACTGTTGATTCCTTGGTGTCGCTATACACCCATCCCGTGCCGTTATGCTCTATCGGATGTCCGTTTAAAAAAGATCTTGCAGTCATAGGTCCCTCCTTTGTGATCGTAGTCCGTCAGATGTGCTCTTATTGACTTGGCTGTCCATTAGCTAAAGGTCCTTGAACCGACACTATATGAAGAGCTTGGCTTTCAGAGAAACCAGCCTGAACTAATTCATCAAAGTAGGCCTTTTGCAATTTCGCAAATTCCACATATAATTCCATTTGCAAAGGTACAGCCTCTTTTACAGCATCAACCTGATTACCAATGTCTTGCTTCTTTCCGTTGACAAGTCTCATTTTTAAATTCTCCTTTCCACGTCAACTACTCCTGTTTTGGCAATTGCCGCAAGTTAACGGGTTTTCCATCAAACCTGCTTGTTTGTCAATATGCCAGTCTTGAGGAAAGAAATTTACGTCCTCTTTCCTCCCACACTGGCTGCAGACAATCATCATGCGCTCACTTCCCTACTTTGTTTGCAATCGAAGCAATATTTCTTTTTACTCTGTCCCTGTTTCCAGTAAATATTGATTTCTTTGTTACATTCGCTGCATGTAGTTTTCACTCGAGCCTGATGGTCTGTCCATGGAGCAACTTCTTCTTTGTCTTGTTGAGCTTTTTTTAACGCTTCTCCGACTGACGATAAATGATTGTCGGTCGTCTTTTGCAGAGGGAGTTTCTTAGTTGTATCAGATTCTCGCTCGTCCTCAGAAGTGTTGGTTACACTCGTATTTGTCATTGACTTTTCTTGTTTAGCTTCCGAATCTTCAACCAACCGGTCAGCTCTGAAATAATTTCCGAATCTATCACGACTCAGATTGCCTCCAGCGGGATTAGCTTTTCGCTTCAAATGAGGAGTTTTACATTTGCTGCAGTACACTTTCTTGTTATGAGCAATATAATGCTGTTCTCTGTTATGGCAGCCTTCTTTCTTACACCAAAGGAAGGTTTGATAGAGTGGAATCCCATTTTCCATCTTTATGCCTTGATGTATCTCTTCAGCGTCATTTATTGGATCCGGATTTTCTTCAGATTCATCGGATCCAATAAAGGTCATGGCTCGGTTAATCAATTGCTGTCGTTCTCCGGAAGAAAGCTGCGACAATTCAAATGACACTTCCCTGGAACCATCTTTAAAGCGTATCTTTTCGTTGGTATTACTCGGCTCTGTTTCAATGGGTTTAAACATTTTTAACCTCCATCACTTCAGGAATCCGTACTCTCTCCCGTTCCAATTCACTCACCGTCAATTCATTCAGCAACCGTCCGTCCAGAGCAAGGAAAAAACCCTTCTGCTCAAGATCCTTTATGATTACTTGCCGTCTAAGCTCCATCCTTATCCCTCCTCCGGTAAATACATCACGCATTGCTTGTTTCCTTGCTCCGTACGAGGTATCAATTTATCCAGGTAATTATCTTCTACGTTGCATAAGTCGTAATTGTCAGCCAAGTGCATACCCCATATCGGGCACCCATCTTCTTCTCGCTGTGTCCAGTTTTTGCAGTTGGAGCAATAACGTTCAAAATATGCTGCCCCCGCTGTTCCGTTTGGGAAATATCCCATGCTATCCCTCCATCTATTTCCTATAAATCCAGCAGTCTCATATATTAATTGCTTACTGTTTGCCCCATCATGTTAGTTGGGGTGGTGTGCACGTTTTTCTTCATGTCGCGTAATAAACGTTCATTCTCCCGATATATTTCCATCAACTGCCCTTTGCGCACTTCCCACAGCTCGTCCGGCATTTTCCGTCCGCGAATATAAATCGCAGATTCGACCACTTTTCTCACCCCCGGAACAATATGTTTTCCATCTCTTCTGCTTCTTTTCGGCTCTCTTGGTCACGAATACTTTCTTCCGGCATTGGGATCTCTACAACCATCTTGCGTATTCTGCTACTTATTCGGTCTGAAGCATAAACGCCGTCCAAATCCGACAATGAATAGTTTGAAGAGAAAATGGTCACTTTGTTTTTCTCCAACCGTTTATCAAAAATATCCGTCAGCGTTCGTTCAACCCACCCGTTTTTATCGTCGATGTTTTCAACACCAAGGTCATCAACAACTAATAAGTCAGATGTTCTGAATTTATCTATCACTTGCTCTGTATCTACATTTGGAATAAAAGTGCTTTTAATTTCTCCGAGCAAGTCATCTGCCTTTTTGTAAATGGCATGAAGTTGTGGGTGCTGCGAATTAATAGCATTGGTTATGCTGCTGATTAATCGAGTCTTCCCAGATCCCTTTGTATTACTGTGAAAGTATAGCCCCTTCCCTTCGTCGCGGAATTTATCAAAGTGCCAAACAAAGTTTTTGGACGCCTTAAATGCTAGATTAATGATCTCCTGAGATTCAGGTAGTACATAGACGTCCTTTTTGAAATTATTGAGCTTGGCATCTTTGAAATTCTCGGGCACGGCTGCTTCTTCGGCTCGTTTGTCCATAAGCTGCTTGCGGTAGTCATAGCATTCGCAGGGGCTGTAGTAATCTCTTTTCGTAGACTGCGTCTGCGACCAATCCTTCCAGAGAATCCACCCTGACCCATCACACTCGGAGTGTGGACATTCATTCGCTGGAGTCGTCTGTTTGATTGGCCCTTTCTCCTTCAGCGATTTTTTGGCGTCTTCGTATCGTTTCTGAAATTCCGGTCTCATCAACGCCATTTCCTGCATTGCCTTTTCCGCGCTGGTGAAGTCCTCCACGTTGACGCCCTCCCTTTTTATATTGGAACTGCTTTTCTAGCGCTTCCGCATCGGATACCGTTTGAACATTTTGTTGCTGCCAATTACTTAGAATCGCTTCGACATACCTGAAATTCCGTTTCCCCTGCGTTACGGCTGCCTCCATGGCCTTGATTAAAAGGGCATCGGCCTCTTGAAACTGCTGGTGCCAATAATCGAATCTGTCAGCCAAGAATCCGGATATCATCCCGAATCCATTTTCTTCAAAAAACTCGGCAGGTGATTTACGCGCGCGGTCGTCGTTGTCATTATAATTCTCTGTAGTAATCTCTGTAGTAATCTCTGGTATTGCTGTTTCATTTGGTAACTCCGGGTTCCCTTTCGGTAAATTCGAAGTTACATTTTGTAAATACGAAAGGTCGATACGGTAACCGTCTAAGGAATAACCAATATCGTGCAGATCGTGCTGTATTTTTAGCAGGTCCACTCGATACTGTTTAGTGCGGTCCCAGTCATACATTGGGTTCCTCCGTTCCTGGAGCCATCCTTGTTCAACGAGTTTTTTAAGATAGTCCCGCATAGCCTTTTTTGAGACATCCAGCATTGTTTCATCCGAAAGATCTTCTGCCCTTTTGTAAATCCAACCGTTGATTGGCTGCATCTGATGGTCTTGATGTAAGCGCTGGTTTTCTTCTTGTATGAACTGCTCAAAATCTTTAATTCGCTCTGACCAATAGATCATCTGATTTAATGTGATAGCCAGCTTATAATCGCCGGTTAACTGGACTAACTCTTCTTTTATCATCACACGCTTTAGCCGTTTCACTAACGTTCACCTCTCGTCTCCCCAAAATTGGAGAGTGCCCATTCATTAACGATCTGTATAGCATCATGATAGTGTTTGTCTGAAATATCTCTGTATGACCTGACCCCAAAGTTATGGCGCAGGTCTCTGTATAGTGCAGAGAAATATTTAGCTCTTGCTTTGTTGCTAATGCTTGGATAAAGATGGTGAATGCGTTCTTTGACACTCTGATTCAATTTGTTCTGCTGATCTGAATTGAGCGTGACCCTGTCCTCATAAATCTCCAGCAGTTTTCCTACATTCGAACTCTCCAAGAAATTTTGTTGAGTCTCCAAATATGTGCGTGTCCTGTTGAATTCATTGATATATCGCTCTTTGAACCGATCAGCCTTCTCTCCGTTGTAACCCATGCAGAGAAAAGCAAAGCCGTCGTAACTGACGATAAACAGCGGCATCTTTCTTCCCTGCTGGTTTTCATAAGACGATTCTCCAAAATTGGATAGTCGGAATTCATCGGAACATCTTAAAGACCTTATATCGCGCAGCACTTTATCGTGACGTTTCTCGAAAGCTTCTGCGATGCGTATGCTATCTGTGGCCGGTCGGTTGTTCTGATCGACAAAAACCAGCTCTTTGTAATCTAAATCTTCCTGCATGCCTTCTCCTCCCTTCAAAACAATGTCATCTGTTCAGCCACTGCTGGCGGCTCGTCCTCTATCACATCAAACCGTGAAGCCTGCATAACAGCGCAATAGGCACTCTCGGATTTAATGTGCTCATGATAGACATAAACAACATCACCAGTTTCAGAGAGAGGACGGATCCAGAAGACATTGCCCTTTCCTAACTCCGGAATATCATCGATTAACTTCGCTTTCTTTCTAAGCATGCTGCTTCAACCCTTTCACGATTGAATAAAACTGCAGCAACTCCAGTGATTCAATCAACCTGTTAGTTGTAACTTGCAATTTCATCTCATTGAAATCAGGGGTAAACAGTTCCTCGGAGTATTTCTCGATAAGAGCCAAGTCTCTGCTTAGAAACGCCGTGTCTCGATGCTCCTGAAGTTTCTTCTTATACCTTTTGAAATCCGTTTGTTCTAACTCCTCCAGGACCTTATAAAGGTTATCCAGTGTTTCATAATTCTGAATCAAAGGGTATGCTGCTTTATCTCCTACGCCTTTGACGCCTGGAATGTTGTCTGAACTGTCACCTAGCAATGCTTTCACGTCAGCCCACTGATCAGGACGGACACCGTGTTGTTGAATGATAGTGTCTGAAGTAATGGACTCATAATTGTTCTTTTTCCGAACAATCTGCGTGGTTTGACCGGACACAAGCTGGTACAGGTCCTTATCATTCGATATGATGTAACAGTCCTGCTTGGTGCGTTCTTCCCACATGCGCGCCAATGTCCCAATCACGTCATCAGCTTCAATCTCAGGGTTGGAATACTGTGCAATGCCTATCTGCGTAAGAAAATCTTGCGTGATGGAGAATTGTTCTTTTAGCTGTGGTTCTGTTGCTTTCCGCTGGGCTTTGTAATCGTGGTACATACGTTTTCGGAAGGTGTCTCTTCCTTCATCCCAAGCTACTGCAACGTGACTCGGTTTTGAACGCTGTAACAATTCGATGAGACGTTTTACGAAGATGTACACGCCATTGGTAGGTCTACCATCAACAGTTTGCATAGCGTTTGAATTGGTAGCATAGTATCCAGTGGTAAGGATATTGGATCCATCAACCAATATAAGCCGTTCATTACGGTTCTTCATTGGGGTTACGTTTTGCGGCTGTCGCTGCCTTTTCGCCGTTGAAAAGGAAATGGCGTTTTCCATCTGATTAATATGGAATCGCAATTCGTAAGTAGGATTGGCTGATACCCATCCCAAAAGTTTTTGGATTGAATCTCTGTAAGCTTTTGCCGAGGCTGACAGAGGTAATTCATGAGATGCAACGTCGTAACTCTCTGAATTCTTTTCTGACCTGGAAAGGACTAGCTTTGGCATATCTGAAATCATTTCGAGATTGATTTCATACACTGCGGTATCTTCCAGGTGATGTGTTTTTGAAAGCAACGATTTTATGCAGCATACAGCACTTTTATAAGTGCAATGTGCAGGAAATACCACGAATAAATGATCCATGATGACCTCCTTTCTGGAGATATGCAGCGTACATTTGTTTAGTTTTCATCTGTTATTGCATGTCTTTCATTGATCATTCTGAAGTAAACGGATAGTCGTGCTGCCCTTCTATTACGCCTCCTCTCCGTCCAGGAAAACTGTCTTTTACGTAGTTCTGTGGCCTTCTTATCAAGGAAAAGGAATCGGTGTTCTGTGCTTTTTTCGGCAAGAATCAAGTCAATCACTCCTTTCAATAGATTAATAGGGTGCGGTTGCACCGCGGGACTGCGAGCGAAGAGAGGAGGAGGTAATGCGCCAAGAAACGAAACTTTATGTGCTCGCAGCCCTGCGGTGAAACCGGTCAACCCAGCCGGCTTCACCTAAGGAGGGTAATGGCATGGTGCATAGCTGCACCCCTGAAGGCGTAACGTGTATACCCTCAGGGGCAAAGCTATGGAAGCCTTGCCTTATCAAAGAAATCATGATATATTTTTAATAGCGCATATTTGTTTAGTTTTTATCTCTTGCTGATCGTTGCCGCGGTCAGCATTTTTTGTGTGCCGTTCCATCATGTGTCCGACTGTCACTATGTTCCTTATTTCTGTTGAATAAGGGACACTCCCCATCTTTGTGTGTAAGTCTCCATCCTGCACATAATCCAGCAATTCAGCGCTTATTTTATTTGCAATTCTCATAAGTACCTCCCGATATTGTTGTCTTCTAAATCTTTTAAAACTTGAAACGTTTCCTTATGAACTTTCTCTACAAATACCTCATCACAAAATCCCATGTAATTAACTACAAAAATGTAAACAGAAGTGAAAAGAATCACTGTATTCGACTTGTTATGAATATAAGCTTTTTCAAACCCTTCGGTGGTGTAGAAAATACCTTCTATTTTTTTCTTTTGAAGTTCTGGTAGTTCTTTAAGTTGCTCCATGAACTCCCCCAAATTGGTTATTGACTGCATCTAACCACTCCCTCACCTTGCTGATGCTAATTCCTTCTCCAATTCCGATAACGTAGGGATAATCAAATCATCTGACAAACACCCCATTGTCCATTCCGATGTGATATCTTCGATGTCTAAGCCAATGTCGCGCTCTGATGAATAAAGAATTGTTTTCGTAGCCGGTATGAGATCAAATAGATCGCAGGCATCCTTCTTCAAAATGTGGTTGATTTCTACTGGCTTGGTCGGCCTTCTCGAATTGTTCACTTCCTCTAAATCCTCTAAAGCTTTCCATGCCTGCAGCATTTGTTTTTTCATATTCAAAATCGCGTCACTTAATCGTTTTGAGAGTTCTTGATGAATGGGAGGAACACTGAATGGATCCAGCTGATAAATGTGAGCAACAATATCCCATCCTTCATGCCATCCAGTTGCTTTGCACCACTCGGACGCGAATTCCAACCTTGGTTCGGCTCCGTGCTCAATGTTCGAGATCTTCTTCTGATCCGTGTGCAGCCGATTTGCAAGCCCCTGCTGCGACCTTACACTTTCGTCAAAGCTGTTAACTCTGAAATGACGGAGCCATTCCCCTAAATTCGATTTTCGATATACCGTATTCACCTGTTCTCCTCCTTCTTTTACTTTGGATATTACTGTAAAGTTATGATTAGCATAGAAAGGTTGTCCATTCATGCAACTCTCATTTGAGAGCTGCTTCTTTCTCTTCGGAAATCTTCTGTTGAAGTTCTCCGTTTGTTTGAGCCCTTTTCAAAGCTCCGATAATGATGCGATACACGTCTTTCTGGATGTGATCCGGGAATTGATTCAAGTGCGTTGGGTCTTTACTGGTTCCTGATGTTCTGTGCATCTTCACCCCTCCCTTGATACATGTTATGAAACATTAATTGCAGGACAGCCCTAATAATTAAACCAAATTACATTTTTGAAAGGATTTTTTAATTGACCAATGAGTTAACCTGTGAAATACTTCTGCTTGTCGAAGCCGTGTCCGATGGATTACTCAGCTTTGACCTCATAGAGATCACTGAAGTTTATTTATCGGAGGTCGATCAAGATCTTATCAACTGTCATATTAATAAAATCACTGATGAAGGCCTCGTTCACTTGCGACGTGGCAAAGTGATTGGTTTGAGTGATGCCGGCCATGACTTCCTGAGTTAATGTGCTGTTATTTGATGTTCTATTTGTCACCCTCCTAACCTGAATTATCTTCAAGTGCTTTTTTGCAACGTATTGTTACCTTGATGTTCAAAAAAAAGAGTCCAGTCAACTTCTAATATGTTACCAATATTCTTTGCTACAGAAACGCTGGGAGTTCTTTCTCCGCTTTCAATCATTCCGTAGTATTGCCTTTTAATTCCTACACTCTCAGCAACCTGACGATGATTTAACTCTTTGTTGTTCCTTGCTTCTTCGAGCCAAGTTCTCAATTTTTCACCTCCAAACAAAGTAACGTTTTGTTGCTTTGTTAATTACTATTATACGCAACAATTCGTTACTGTCAATACTTTTTTGCAACTTTTTGTTACTTTATATATTACGCAACCTTCAGTTGCGTTAGAATAGCAAATATACTGTAGTTTAAGGAGAATATTATGATTTTCCAAGAAAAGTTGAGGACGCTAAGAAAAGAAAAGAAAATGACACAACAAGATGTTGCAAATAAATTAGGAATGACTCGACAGGCTTATGGTTATTATGAAAGCTTGAATGAAGACAAAAGAGAACCCAATCATGATACAACTGTCAAATTAGCTGAGATATTCGATGTATCTACAGATTATTTACTCGGAAAATCTAAGGAAAACGATCCAAGTATAGAAGAATACGACCCCCTAGCAGAACTTCGGCAGTTTATGATTGATAATGGGCTGGAGAATGAGAGCGTAAACTTTTATGATATCGAGGAATGGAAGAAGCTCTCCCCTGAAGACGTCCAAGATATCATTAATCACTATAAATACAAGCTGTGGCAGGCGAGCCAAAGAAAAAACGAAAAAAATGATGTCTGATTTTGTCGAATTCGACAAAAAGACCTATGAATATTGTATGATAATAAGGAATTAACTTTTTGAGGGGGGTTACATAGATGGGGAAAGCATTTAAAGGCTGTTTGACAGCTGTTGTTGCTTTAATTGTGCTTATCATCATCATTGCTGCGTTTACTGGGGGCGGAAATGATTCAGGTAGTGGTTCTGATTCTTCCACTGAGACGACAACAGGAGAGACAACATCGGAAAGCGAAACGTCAAACAGTGCGGACCAATCTTCAGAACAAAACCAAGAATCCAGTTCAAATAATGACTCGGGTGATAATTCCAATTCCGGCTCCAATGAAGGTGAGATAACGCAAGAAAAGTTTGATTCCATTGAAAGCGGGATGACTTATGAAGAAGTCGTTGAAATCATTGGTTCGGAAGGCGAAGTGATGTCTGAATCAGGAGAAGAAGGGTCTGAATTCCACACAATTATGTATTCTTGGGAAACTTCCGATGCGTTTGGTGGAAATGCCAACTTCACTTTCCAAAACGGTGAACTAACCAATAAAGCTCAAGCAGGGCTGAGTGGTGGCGAATCAGATGTAACAATAACTATGGAACAGTTCGACCAATTAGAGAATGGCATGACAACACAAGAAGTGTTTGACATTGTAGGTGGAGAAGGTGAAGTGACATCTGAATCAGGAGAAGAAGGTTCTCAATACTATACCGTCACTTACACATATTATGGAGAAAGTGGTATGGGAGCAAATGCGACATTGATGTTCCAAGGTGGCGAACTGTCGTCTAAATCCCAAATTGGACTCCAATAATTTCGATAAAAAGAAAGGCTTTTACATGGTAAGAGCTTTTCTTTTACCCATAAACCGAACATATATTCTATCGGAGCGTGATTCTATGCATACACATCGAGAAGATTTTGTTATTGATCTTTACGAAGGGTTGAACATTGAGGCGCCGGATCAGATTAATGAAGAAAATATTGCTCAAAAATTAGATATTAAATTGACGTTTTGGCGTCATCCTTCTAAACATGATATGTTATTAGGTTCTCCGGAGATTTATATTTGTACCAGGGTACCAAAAGAGTATCAAAGATTACATTTTTTTCACGAACTCGGCCACATTCTTCGGCATGTCGACGTTAATCGATTCGTGGATCCTGCTTCTATGTTTTCTAATTGGATTGAAAGCGACGCAAGGCTATTCGAATATTATGCTTCCCTGCCCTATCATATGTTGAAGCATTATAATCTTAGTGACTCAACTGTAATTGATACTGTTGTAGAGGACTTTGTTATCCCGAGAACTTACGTAAATAAGAGAATCGCTCATGTCATGCAGCAGCTGAAACAGGAAGAATTAAAACAAGCTTATGAAGGATCTGTTCCGACTAAATCGAAATCCTATAACCCAGATGAGTGGTCAAACGAAACCCAGCGCATAATGAATCAATTGCGAAAACAAACTGGGCAAGAGGTGGTAAACTATGTTGGTCTATTTTGATGAAATTGACGGAGATCTGCACGCAAAATGGGTACTGTTAGAAGCTCGTGTACCAGAAGATGAACATACTGTCTACTACTCTACAAATCAGGATGTCGAGAGATTTTATCCGGAGGATTTTCACGATGATTTGAAGGCTTTATCAATATCAATGAACGAGCTAGTGAATGATTTTTTTGATGATCACCGTTTCGGCATTAATATTAATCTCGTGAAAAAGAGACTTCATAAGAGTAAATTATCCACTGAGAATATATATGAATTAGATTATTTCATATTATTATGTGATGATCTAGAAGAACTGGCTGAAATTAATCTGCCTAATTTACCATAAAGGAGAAAATAGATATGACGGCAGCTCTTTATGTAAGAGTTAGTACTGAAGAACAAGCTAAAACCGGTTTTTCGGTTGATAACCAGCAAGAACGTCTTATTGCTTTCTGTAAATCACAGGGTTGGGATGACTATAAGTTGTACGTGGACGATGGATACAGTGGAACTGACACAAATCGGCCAGCTTTAAAGAGAATGATTAATCACGTTGAGGAGCAAAAAATTGACTCTGTCATTGTATATAAGTTAGATCGACTCAGCCGTAGCCAGCAAGATGTCATTCGTCTTCTTGAAGACGTGTTCGAAACAAACAATTGTGCATTTAAAAGTGCCACGGAACCCTTTGACACTGATAGTCCATTCGGGAAAGCCATGATTGGTATTCTGGCCGTTTTCGCTCAGCTAGAACGGGACACGATGATCGAACGGCTTACAACGGGACAACGTAACAGAGCAAGTAAAGGTTACTGGCATGGCGGCCCTATACCCTTCGGTTACAACTGGAACAAAGAAGAACAGCAGCTTGAAGTTAATGAAGAACAGGCTGATATCGTTCGAACAATGTTTGATATGTACCTTAAGGGCGCATCAAGATTAGAGGTTTCTGAGTGGGCGCAGAATAGAACAGCCGAGCGAAATCTTTCTAATCATCACAGCGTGGCGCATATTCTAACAAGAGTTCTTTACACAGGGAAAGTGAAGCATAATGATCAAGTGATAGAAGGCAGACACAAAGCTATCGTGGATGATGAAACATATAATGCTGTTCAGCGCGAACTGGAAAAAAGAAAGACCACAAAATATCACAAAGGAAAATACCTGCTCACAGGTTTACTTAAATGCGGGCTTTGCGGTTGCGGAATCACTCATGTGAGAAGAAAGGGGAGTAAAGACGTTTACTATTTTTATGTGTGCAAAGACCAGCATGTAAGAAGAAAGGAAAGAAAAGTTGCTAAATGTAAACTTGGCTATTATCGTCGTTATGATATAGAAGACAAAGTACTTCAAAAAATAAGAAGTGTTTCATTTGACAGGAAAGTGATTGAAAAGGAATTAAATGAACTCGAAACAAACTTAGAAGATAATGAGATGCTACAACGTGAACTTCAAGACAAACTGTCGCAGATTGAAAGTAAGCTGGACAATTTATATGAAGCAATCGAAACTGGTGAGATAAAGGCATCTTTTGTTAGTGATCGCATTAATAAACTGGAGTCAGAGAGAGAACGAGTAGAGGTTCATTTAGATGATTTAAAAATTAATAAGCCAAAAAAGAATTCGAGTGAAAAAACAATTCAGCTCATGGAAAATATAAATGAAACATGGGACTATCTCGATTTCGATGAAAAAAGAGAAATGCTTCGTAAAGTCATTAAAACAGTAATCATACTCCCTGGCGGCGATGTTCAAGTACAATGGAATTTGGAAGAATAATAACTTCATACTGATGAACATTTACTTCTTCCAGCGTACAGTGCGATCCGGTTACACCGAATCCTATTTTTTTATTTTCAAAAGGCAGCAT